GGGAGCCAGCAAGCGCAGCAGTAGTAGCCTTTACAGTAACGCCGTTTTGTACTACATGCACTAACTCAGCGCCTGTTATTGCGCCTGCTGCTGGTAACTGCGTAATCTGTACATTTGCCATGTCATGGACTCAAGTTGTCTAGGTTTCCATTATTCTCTGGAGTGTCTAGGTTGCTTTCTGGCGATATTTCATAATTCCCGTATGGCCCAGTAATTATAGCGTCAGGATTGGTGGCTATATCTGCATCAGGGCGAGGAAACCGAATAGTTATCTTCTCTGTCTTCCTAGCCGCCAACCTATAGGGATCCATCTCATCAGCGCAACCTTCGTTGCACACGCTTAAACCGGGAAAATTAGGGTCAGAACGCATCACTGAGTGCGCTCTTTTCATACGGCACCTGTCACATATCGCTATCGCAATATCTGAATTACCGAGTGTGTCTAAGAAGCGAGGCATGCTTACCTAGAATATACGCTTATGTTTGGAGCCCAGTATATTGGACTCTTATCACGCTCTTCTTGTTCAGCATCGTATAGATACTTGGAGGCTTGAGCTTCTAGATACTGAACTCGTCCAAGGTCTATACCGGGTAGCTCCATGGACATTTGATGAGCTAGCATACTTTGTATCGCTAGATACCATCTCTGCGGTATTTCTAGCTCATCCTGCAGAGCGCCAACATCTTGTATGTTCCTAGAATACCACACAGTCATCTGTATAAACGGATCAGACGGCACTGGCCATAGGTACATGGTCGGTTGCGGTATGGTACGGTCAAACCAGAACTGAAAGGGTTGATTAGCTGTGAAGTTCTTGTTAGGTAGATTAGTGTAGTCGTCACGATTCAACCTAGACATCGTGATTTCAGTGCTATTATTACCTATGTAGAACTCACGAAGGGCTAGAGTTGTACCCCCTGAAGCCCTAATGCGGTAGTACGCAACCGATTGTCCGGGGTCGATATCTGTCCACACCCATTGATTGTCCGTTACCGCTATGGTTCCTAGACTACTAAGGGTGCTCCATGTAGTACCATCTGTAGAATACTCTAGAGTTATAGTCCAATCAGCTGACCCGCCCCCAGACACGTAGGGTAAGAAGCCTATAGAGCCGGCATAGATATCAGTCCCTGTGCCGAAGAACGCAGATATATTACCGTTCGCGCTGGTTTGCTGACACCACGTATCCACATCGCTATCATACACATTAGCGATAACCCCTCCAGCCGAGGTGGTGTAGGACGCCGTAGGCCTATTCATACGACGGTACATAGCATTCAAAACATCCACAGACCCTTCAGGTAAACTGTAGATATACTTGTTAGCGGAGAGCCCAAATACTTTCTTAGTAATAGTCCAGTATTGGATACCGCGATTAGCTAGATTAGAGAGTAGATAGTACAATGACTCTCGAGCGCTGAGCTGTTGCTCAGAGGTTAATTCTTCCGCTAATTTACCGCTACGCCTCGCGCCGTGGTCAATCAACTTCTGAACATTTATTCGAGTAGCGCCGACGGTGCCGGAAGTGCTCATCTGTTACCACCTAGTTGGGTTTTCGTTTGACTTTATTATCTTAGGTTCTATGTCTAGTCCGCCTAGTTTAACCGTAAAGCTAACGCCCCCGCCTCCAGCTTTCTTCTCTGGTAACTTCTTATAGGCTTTGTCCTTGAGACTGCTTTCGGTTTTTGCTGACTCTCTAAAATCTGCAGCTGTTGGTGCACCTTCGCTGCCCACTTTGCGCATTTTTTCACCAGACCCTTCAGCGATCCGTTTACGTTTTGCGTGTATATTATCATACAGACCCCCACCCTTGGCAAGCTTCTTGCCCTTGTCCGCAGCTGTAAAATCTTTGCCCACCGATTGCGGGACGCCTACCTTCTTAGCAAACGCCGGATTATTGGCTATTGCCGCCATAAAATTATGCTGCTTCTTGCTGCTTGATGGCATTACTTATTCTCCTAGCATTTCCATCTTGCAAGTGAAGCCGCTTTACGGGTAGGCTTGCCCTTTTCATCCTTCATCGGCCCAGGCATACCGGACATACGCGCACAGAACGATTTCTTGCGTGGGCCACCTTCCGGCTGTGGAGCCTTGAGATTGCTACCTGTAGCTGCGTTGTACTTAGTCCTGCCCTTGGCAGTCAGCCCTGCCCCCTTGGAGACGGGGAGAATCTCGCCACGCCCTAGAGTCAAAGATACATTGCCTTCATTAGATTTCTTCTTAGAAGGTGATTTGCTTGGCATCATTTACTCCAAGGCGGCAAACTATGCACAACCTGTGTTATCAAAGACCCGAACAACCCACCAGCGCCGCCCAGCAGCATCAGCATCTTCCAACCGCCCTTGGCTTCAGCCAACGTGGACTGAATGGCTATCAGCGTCTTCTTGATGTCTTCCATGTCAGCAATTAGCCTGTTCATGTCCTTTTGCAGATGATCTATATCTGCTGCATGGGTAGCAAGCTCTCTCGCGGTGGATATCTCATCAGCCATGCTATGCTAGACCAGAACTATTTTGATTTAGCCAAATAGTAAAAGTTGCGGGAGCAGTAACAGAGTTGACAAGCAGCAAAACCCCAGTGGCGCTAACAGAAGCATTCCCCGATGTGTTAGCTGATTTAGATGCCAAAGCAGTAATCGTTGTTGAGACCGTATTTGCATTATGCACAAAGACATTTGAAAAAGTCTCGTACACTGTGTAGTTAATAGTACCCGTTACAGCAACCGTCATACCAGCCGCTGCTGGAGAATTGGTCAACGCTATTGTTGGTGAAATAGATAGAACTGAAATTCCAACAGCAAGAGTCAAAACCCCCATCGTTGCTGATGGTTGAATCGTTGTCAACGTCTTAAAGAACTTGGTGCTTGTAACTGTTGAGGCGCTTGCAGGCCCGATAAAAGAATCGGATATGTCGTGGCCGTCAGGGTCAGTCCCAACAAGCGTAAAAGTAATACCGGCCAAAGAAGCCTGCGAAGGCGAAGTTAGCGTTACCTTGTGCGCTAGGCTATCGGTGGTTGCGGTAGTAGTTGGCGCAGTAGCTGCCCCAGTGCTAGTAAACCCCTGCGCGTTAAACGCAGTAGTTGACGCTTCGGCAGGTGTGTATGGGCCTAAGTATAGTGGTCGCATTCATTTCTCCAAAAAATAAAAAGCAGGGGCCAAAGCCCCTACTCTATTAGCAGACTACGCCACCGCGCTTGAAAGCGCCCGATAGCCGATCGACAACCGCTGGGGCTGCTGGGGCTTTCTTAGGCATTGCTACGGGGCGACCAGCGTCATTAACGCTGCCCCCCGTAGCGAAGGCTTTTTTTGCTGAGCCGCCTTTCTTGTACCCACCTTGACCGAGCACTACGCCCCCGGTATTGTAGCAATCCATCATACCGCCACCCATCATGGCTTTGCCGCCGTCTTTGTACCCACCTTGGCCTAGAACAACACCTCCGGTTTTAAGCCCCTTGTGCGCTTTAGACGCTGCCATACCGGCATGCTTAGACAGCTTCTTGTCTACCCCTGAAATCGCTTTCATCTCTGACCTATGCATGGCCGGAGTTTCCATTTCACCGCCTTTTTTCATGGCAACTGGAGGTGCAGCCATGGGAGGACGAACCATAGGAGCACCCATTGCTGGCCTAGCCTTACGCGCTGCCATAGCGCGGAGTAGGGCCGGATTAGCGACTGCGGGTTTAGCTGTAGCGGGAGCACGCCCCATAGCACCCATAACTCCACCGTCCATCATCTTAGGCATAGTCTTATGCCCAACAGAGCCGCCCTTCTTGAGCTTCAGAATAACTGAAGGCTCGGTGGTCTCCATCTTCACCATTGGCTTGAATTGACCCATGTTGTTCTCCTTATGCTTGTGTGACGCCAAGAGCGCCAATACGGGTTGCATTCGGGCCTACCGCAATTGCTGGCAGGGCTATTCCCATCACAAGGCGCTTGATGCCGTCTGCCGCCGAGGAGGGCGTATACGTTCCACGCACATCCCCGGTTGTGGTAGTCGCTGTGGCGGTAATTGCAACAGTCATGGTGCCAGCATCTTCAGCCAAAGTATTGTCCCAACCAGCGCGGGTAACGTAACCTCGATCAGTGATGCGTAATGGCGCACCTAAGAGGTCGGTTGTACCTACCGCAACGGTTACTACGCTTCCACCGGAAGCGGTAACACTAGCAATTTGGTAGAAGGCTTTCTTGCCATTTACAGTAGTAGACGCCAAGGTGCCTGTTGCAATTACCTCGCTCATGGCTTGACCGTAATAGTCGTACCCTGAGACCGTAATATTGACAGTAGTCGGGCTACCAGCACCTGTGGTTGTTGACACGGCACGAGGGCAGTCAAGTTGTAGACCTGTACCACCGCCTGTAATCGTAGCGGATGTAACACCCGCACCTGCCGCAAGCGTGAGCGTGGTAGCAGTTGTGATGACAGCGGCAACGATGTTGGTCGTTAGTTTAGCTTGTGGCACAGCGTCCCAAACGTACAAACGACCCAATGGGCCAACACCTACGCTCATTGGAGATGGATTTTGCAACAAAGCATTGCCAGAACCAATGATCGTGGCGCTTGCTACAGTTTGTGAGGCGCTTACGGTGTAAGTACCTGTACCACCCGTACCCGTACCAAAAGCAGTAATGTAGGTGCCATTGGTGAGTGATGTTGAGCTGTCGAGGAACATACCCACGGCAATATTGTCACCAGAAAGCATGGCGGTGACGGTAAGCACGGTGGTAGTGATTGACCCGGTAAAAGTTGAAACAGCAGGGTAGACGTCCGAACCTTGATAGGTAATAGCGGAACCTAGAAAAAGATCATCTGAAAACTGAGGCATGGTCTGCTCCTTGAAAAGTTTGACCAAACATTAAAAAAAGGGGCTGGGTATTATCCCAACCCCTGCTTGCTTTAGACTCCAGCGGTGCCGTAAAGAGCACGTGGGTCAGTGAAGCCGACATCGTAACGCTCGGTGGCTTTGTAGCGCATCGAGTCAGTTTCGAAATCACCTTCCATCGTCTTCTCGAGAGCACGGCGCATCAGAAGCTTCATGCCTTCTGGAGCGTCGGTCTGCACCCACCATGCGGTGGAAGAGGTAAGACGACTAATAACGGCAGCGCCTTCGTTCAGCAAACCAATCGACTTGATCGGGTTGATGTCGTTGTTGGCGGTACCAGCACGGAGCACGCTTTTCAGCAGAACTTCAGCTTGGAACACATTGCCGGGAGAGACAACGAGTTGCTTAGGCGTCAGACGGATCTTCTTGCCGTTGTTGTCAACAGCTTGGCGGATCTGAATGAGCATCTGCTCAAGCGAGGTTTGCGACAGGTTAGCAGCGGTAGTCAGCAAGTTGCTGAAAGTGCCGCTAACAATCGGGTGCGATGTACTATTCAAAGCCACGCCATCTCCGCCCGGGTAGGAAGAGTTGAAAGCGCGATTAAGAACGTTAGCAGAAAGCGTCTCTTTGGTTTCCACCAAAGATTGTGCGAGGTGCTTAGCGTACACTTGACCGATACGGATATGGTCACCATCTTCCACCAACACTTTGGTCAATGCGAAGGCGAGGCCATACACACTGTACACATAGCGTTTCAGGAAAAGAACACCACCCTGTTGGTACGTAACCGGAGTGCCGTCAGGCAGCTGCGGTGCCGCGCCGAAACCGTACAAGACGGGTTCTTCGTGGTAGTTACGTGGAATGCCTTGCTCTTCGCGGAACACTCGGCTCCACTCATCGGCACGTTGGTCATAGACTCCATCGAAGCATTCATTGAGAATAGGCTCAACGATACTTCTAAAGTCCGTACTGCGCATTGGTGCGGCCATGATTGGACTCCTTTAAATGGCGACGATGTTAGCTGTGTACTGGTGGCGGCTGATTTGCACGCGCACTATCACATATGGATCTCCCCATGCATTGTCTGCATAGGGGGCGATGTCGATGATTCGGAAATCACCTTGGCTTGATGCACCTACTACGGTTCCAAGCATAGCCGCCGACAAGCCAGTAGTTGTACTACCTGCTGTTGCGGAAGACATATTGCATTGGTCACCAATAGAGGTTTGAGCCAGCGTTGCAGTAGATTGCACTTCATACACTATCGTTTGTTCTTGATAGTAGTACGCAATGCATGAACCAGCTTGATACGCTGTATTAGCAGGCCACTGGTTGTTGATCTGGCGACGTCCAGAAGCATCAGTGTATTCCACACCAGCAAACACGCCGATAAAGGCACTACCTGCGGTGGCAATAATGATATTTCCGTTCGTATCCAGTGCTACTGGCTGATTCTTGAGAATGCCAGTGTTATAAGCACTAGCAATACCGCCAGCCAACGCGACTGCTCGATCCAACCCAGTGGGATGGTAAACAGGGCGAAAGCCAAACGGAGCAGATGTTGAAGACATAGTCTTACTCCTTATTGATTAAAACAAATACAAGCATGTCAGTTAGAAAACTGGCGCTGCTGTCGCAGAGTCTAGTTGGCCCAATCCCTCACCCTCGACAGTAGCTAGACGGCGACCGTTACTATCACGGGCACCTTGAAGCTGCTCTACCTGAACACGGATCTTATCCGCTTCCTCTTGAGGGGCATAGTGATGAACTTCTCGCATGATTTCCTGATAGATTTCCATCGGCATCTTGTACAAGACCATTTCATTACAAGCCACAAACCCAGAGTGTTCACCTGATTTCACTTTGAAGCTCTCAAAGCCGGGTAATTCTTCGGCTTTTACGGGTTCATAACCCAGACGCATTCGTTTGTGTATAGGATCGTAGGCGTTGGTGGTGGATAACCAGCATAGATGATAACCGGGGATATCCGGTGGAGTGGGAAGAGCCTCTTGATTCCACTCACTTCGGAACATCCTACGACGCTCCTGGGCACTAGC